ATACTCTCGCGACCATAGTCTACACAGACCTCGTGACCATTACGTCCGAAGGAGTCACGGCGGCAGGTACGAACGTTGCCTACTCGCGAAACTCCTCCGGCTCCTACTACGGGCCGGTGGTGGTGACCCCGGCAGAAAAGTCGGCGGGCTGGCAGACCATCGCCGCCACGCTATGGAGTGACCAGATGGCGCTCTTCGGCCACTGCGCGGTTGGGGATGTCGTTATTCCTCTTGGCAGTGACAGCCTCGGATATAGGAAAGTGGCCTGATGACGGCGCGACTTACATCTCGCCGTAACGTGACTGATGTTCGCGACTTTGGTGCGGGGGGATACGGAGTGACGGACGATTCGGCTGCGATACAGGCGGCCGTGGACTCCCTCGGCACGACCGGCGGCGTTGTCCTCTTCCCACCCGGTATCTACCTCCTCGACGACGACCCGATATGGCTGCCCGCCAACACGGCCGGACTGACCGTTCTATCCGGCTATGGCGCAACCATCAAGCTGACGGCGACCTCGCAGTTCTTCTGCTCGTGGACGCGCGGCGCTGACTACGACACTTTCAACCACTGGGTCATCGAGGGCTTCGATGTCGACTGCGACAACATCACGCCGACCGGGGGTCAGGCTGTCATCCAGATACACGGCTCGCACCGCCAGCGCAGCAACGTCGACGACATCCTCATCCGCGATATCCGCATGTACAACATGGAGTGCGCTACCAGTGGCAACAATCTGCACCTCGGCATCAGCATTTGCTCGGCGCATCTCGGCGCGGCCGAGGCGACGCAGAGCGTGATACAGAACGTCACCATCGAGCGGGTCCGCGTCGAGGGCGGGATTGTAGGCATCACGGTTGGCGGCGAGGGTGGCGTCCACAACATGAACATCCTCTGCGACAACATCACCCTGCGCGACTGCTACCACGATACGGGACTACGCCACGCCACCTTCTTCGCGGCCGCCAACTTCCACCTCGGCGTCTGGGCGCGAGGTAATCGCTGCCTCATTGAGAACTGCGTTGGCTACGGGTCGGGCGACGTTGGCATAGAACTTGACAACTGGAGCCAGGCTGAGGTGAGAGATACCGTCATCGAGGACGCCTACTCCGCCTGTTTCTACCTCACCAACTCCAACCACCCGCCCGGGCATCAGGTCGTGCGCTTCGACCGCTGCGAGGCCCGCCACGTTAGCAACACGAGCGGCGCGAGTGCTCACGGCCGGGGCTTCAACTTTGCCTATCTCGAAGGCGTCCCCATCGGCGAAGTCATCCTCGACGGCTGCGCCTTCACGAAGTTGACAACGGGATTGTCCGCATCCAGCGTCACCGACGCCATCTCGTTCTCTGCGCTGCCCATCGAGGCGCTCACTGTGCGCGATTTCACGCACACGCACACGGGCTGGACGCAGGCGGCGGGGAACGTGGCCTACGCGCCCTTCCAGATGGGCTTCGTCGGCCCCACACTTCTCACCATCGACGGACTGCGCTCGACCGTCGTCGGCACATGCGACACAGGATACACCTTCAACTATTGTTTGCTCTACATCGCAGGTTCCGATGTCCTGATGGATGTGCGCCGCGTCAGTCTCGACTGGAACGTCACCGACAGCCCAACATCGGCACTTGTGGGCATGAGAATCGGAGACTCGACTACCAGTGCTGGCGGCACGATCGGCGACCTCCGGTTCATCGCAATGGAGGACGGAGCCACTCCCTACGGCGTCATCATCGCAGATTCAGCGACGCTCACTATCCAGGGTTTGATGCGCGTTGCCGACTGCGACTTCTCTCGTATGCCCGCTGGGGGCAACGAGATTCTTGTCGTCGGCGTGACCAACACCGCCCTGACCGTGCTCCGCGACAACGCCCTCATCCCGTGATGACGCCCACTGCTCAGGAGGCATGACATGCTCATAACATTCTCAACTGGCACGCCCGGCCTCACCCCCGGCTACGCGATCCTCAACGCCGACAAGACGACCTACGCAGCTCGCGTCACGGCAGGCATCACAGACCTCGGCGGCGGCGAGTACGGGATAGAGGTTTCCAATGCCATCTTGGCCGGGAGGGTGGTCTTATGGGATACGGGTGAGACTGTCCCCAGATATGCGACAGAGATGTTCGCGTTTACGTCCGAGGCGCTGGACATTGCAGCCATCAAGGCTAAGACCGACACCATCGGCGGCCCCGGTGCGATCACCTGGACGCACACGCTAACCGAATCCGACACCACACCAATCGCCGACGCCGACGTGTGGGTGACGAGCGACGTAGGCGGCTCAAATGTTGTTGCCTCTGGCCGCACCAACGCTAGCGGTGTCGTGACCTTCTACCTCGACGCGGGCACGGTCTACGTCTGGGCGCAGAAGGCTGGCTTCAACTTCACGGACATGCCCGATACGGAGGTGGTCGCATGAGCGGCACAGGAATTGGTACACCAGTAACCGTCACCGCCCCAAGCGGGTCGCTTGAGGGTCTTGTCGGCATGGTGAACAGCGAGCTTGAGAACCACACCTCCTCCGGTCCGTGGCAGGCCGTTGGCGACGGGACAACCACATCCTTTACCGTCGCTCCTCTGGCCCGGTACATCGTAAATGACAGTGCTTGGGTAGTTGAAGCGAGTGGCGTGGCAACTACGGAGTTTACCATGGACTTCGACTCGGGAGTCATTACCTTTGACGTCGCTCCCGCCCTATCAGTCCCCCTGACGGCGCAGTTCAATCACGCCTACTGGACCGACGAACTTGTCTTGCAGGCAGTCAACGCCGGGATCAACAACCTCTTCCCCGCTTTCTACGTGCCCAAGGCAGACACCAGCATCTCTCTCGTGGCTGACACCTACGAGTATGCGTTGCCTCCGGAGACGCAGTTCATCACTGCCGTTGAGACCCGCTCTGCCAACACCGGGGCCTACACAAAGATGGCCCGTAGCAAGTACGAATGGCTGAGCGACGGGGACCATCTGACTCTGCGCTTCTTTAGTGCGCCGACAGGCTTTATGCGCGTTCGCTGTATAAACAGACCATCCCCACTCGTTGGGCTCAACGATACACTGTCGGATACAGCGGGGCTGCCCGCGCGGGCTAAGGACCCAATCATCTCCTACGCTTGTTGGTACCTCCTGACGCAGAAGATAGCTCCCCGCATCCGCTCCGACATTGCCGTCAACACGCAGGGCGTCGGTACCCTCTCTCCGCGCCAGATAAACGATGGCGTGCAGGCGTGGATGATGCGCTACCAGCTACAGATCGCCGCCAATAGGATGCCGCCCTGGATGGCCCGATGACGCTTCAGGGCGCAGACCTGCGGATCACGGACCAGGACGATACGTCCGTTGGCTACGTGTTCGACCAGACTCAGCCTGCGGTTCTTCATACCGCGACCTCGCCCAACGTTCCTCTCAACGCCGCTATGTCGACGCCCACGCAGCCGGGCGGGCAGTACGACGTAAGGGATACCGAGGGCGACAAGGCCATTACGCACCTTGACTGGGTGCAGGGCGAAGGCCAGAAGACTCTTGACTCCGAGTCTTCCGTGTACTCCCGGTACCTTGAAAGCTCCTACGTTGACGTGTCGGTGAAGGGTAGGCTCAAGCTACTCCACCCGGTTGCCACCAATCATGTGATGAACACTGCGGGACCGATATTCAGCGCGGCGGGGAAGCTCTGGCTGGGTATGGCGACGGGTGGTCTGAAGTACAGCCCAGACGGCGGCGCGAACTGGGGGAGCGCAACTATCGGGGGCACCGCTGTCGGTGAGCCCATCAAGTCCTTCTGCACGGACGGCACCAAGCTCTACTTCTGCCACTCCACGGGCGGGGACACGGGTATCTGGGTGAACACCGCCGCTACGCCGGGCACGTTCGCCAAGTTCGGGGGTACGCCAACAACGGCCGCTATCGAGGCGATAGCCTACAACGGTGGATTTCTGTACGCCGCCGAGATCGGCGGGGCGGGCCTCGTCAACACCACCACGGGAGTATACACGCAGGCCACCCCGGCCTTCCTCAACACCTCTATGGTAACAGTGGGCCTTGTCTCTGCCAGTAACTCCGTCTTCTGGGTTCTATCGCAGAATGGTCGTTCGTATGTCTACAAGCTGTACTACGACCCCGCTACTTCAGTTATGTTGTGCGAGCAGTACGGGGAGTTCCCCGCGGGATTCATCGCCACTTGTGCGGTGGGCTACCTCGGTAATGTTGACGTGGGCGGCTACTTTGAGAGCAGCACTCCCGGCACCGGCAAGGGCACCGTCTACAGGGTTGCGGGTGGAATGTCGGCCCTTCTCTTCGAGCTGGGAGACGTGCCCGAGGATACTGATATTCCCGGCGATCCGGACAACGACAACCGCATCATCGCGGCCTGCAACGGCAGCAAGAACGAGTATTTCCTCACCACCCGCTCCTGCTATCGCTGGGATATGGACGACGGCGGTTACTCACACGTCTTTGACTACCCCGGCGTCGGAACACTATCGGGCGGTGAGCGTCGTGTCCCCGCGCTCCCCACGGGTGGCACCATCACCACTAGCAGCGGCTACACCATCCATAAG